AGTTTCCTGATTTAAACAAAGACGGCAAAGTCACTAAAGCAGATATTCTTATGGGTAGAGGCGTTATCGGTAAGAAAAAGAAGAAAAAGAAAAAGGTTATCTAATGGCAAAACTATGTCCTAGAGGCAAAGCCGCAGCGAAGCGTAAATTTAAAGTTTACCCATCCGCGTACGCAAACATGTACGCATCTGCAGTTTGCTCTGGCAAAGTTACACCCGGTGGTAAGAAAAAACCTAAAAAAGCCATGGGTGGAACTGTTATGGCTAGACAAATGTACAGAGGTGGTGGCATGTGTAAAAAGGGCAGAGGAAGAGCTTACGGAAAAAATTCATAATGGGTTTACGTAAATGGGTTCAAGAGAAATGGGTAGATATTGGAGCACCGAAGAAGGACGGCAAGTATCAACCTTGCGGGAGATCGAAGGGAAGCAAAAGGAAATATCCAAAATGCGTTCCACTTGCAAAAGCCACACGAATGACAAGCTCGCAAAAGGCGAGTGCTGTCAGACGAAAAAGAGCTGCAGGTAATCCAGGAGGCAAACCTACAAACGTTGCTACGTTTGCAAAAAGAAAAAAAGCAGCGGTAGGAGGAAGTATGCAACCGTACACAGGAAGTTTTATTAAAGGCAATTTAGGCGGTGTAAGAGTTTCAAACCCAAGTTTAGTTAAATATTATGGAAAGAAGATAATGCCATGAGAACAGATTATCAAACAAGAAAAGAATTTTCAAAAGGCACTATGCCTGCAAGAAACAAGAAAAACTTTAGACCTACAAAATCTGGAGCAGGCATGACACGAGCCGGTGTCAAAGCTTATAGAAGACTAAATCCCGGTTCAAAACTAAAAACAGCCGTGACAGGAAAAGTGAAGCCTGGATCAAAAGCTGCCAAACGTAGAAAATCATACTGCGCAAGATCACTAGGGCAACTTAAAAGAGCATCAGCAAAGACTCGTAACGATCCAAATTCTCGTATCCGTCAGGCACGAAGAAGATGGAAGTGTTAAGTGCAATTAGAAACAGTAATTAATAAATTAATCAAATATTTAAATAGAAGAAACGAAGAGTTGTCAGCAGCTTTAACGTCCGGCGGCATTGACAATATGGAGAAATATAACTATATAGTAGGACAGATAACAGCCCTAGAGGCAACTAAACAGGAACTCTCTAACCTGCTAGAAGATAAGGAGCAACATGGAACAGTCATCAACATCAACAATAAAACTACCGAATAAAAAACTGGTAGGTGTCAAAAAAGAAAAAGATTTAGCAAAAGAAGATTCAAACAAACTACCACAACCAACTGGTTGGAGGATGTTAGTTTTACCTTTCAAGATGAAAGAGAAAACTAAAGGAGGTCTTTATATGGCCGAAACAACCTTAGAGAGACAACAAGTTGCATCACAATGTGGTTTAGTTTTAAGAATGGGTCCAGACTGCTACAAGGATAAGGATAGATATCCTGATGGTCCTTGGTGCAAGGAGGGAGAATGGGTAATGTTTGCCCGTTATGCTGGCTCAAGAATAAAAATAGAAGGTGGGGAAATACGTCTGCTAAACGACGACGAAGTTTTAGCAACAATCAAGAATCCAGAGGATATCTTGCATGAATACTAATATCATAGGAGGAAACTATGCCAACTGAAGAAAAAATGGTTGATCTAGATACATCAGGCGAAGGTGCTGAGATTAATCTAGAAGAAAAGAAAGACGAATCGGTAGTTGATACCGAAGCGCCGAAACAAGAAGAAGTAGTAGAAACGAAACAAGAAGAAGTAGTAGAAGAAACTAAAGAAGAACCTAAACAAGAAAAAAAGGACGAAGAATTAGAAGATTATAGCAAAGGGGTTCAAGCAAGAATTGCTAAATTAACTCGTAAAATGCGTGAAGCAGAGCGGAGAGAGAAGGCCGCTTTAGATTATGCAAAAGCAGTTGAAAGCAAAAGAAAAACTTTGGATTCCAAGTTTGGACAAGTCAATAAAGACTATGTAACTCAATTTGAAAAAAGAGTTAAAGACGGCATGGAGATGGCACAAAGAGAACTATCATCAGCGATAGAATCTGGCGATGCCACTGCACAAGTCAACGCTCAAAAGAGAATTGCTGCATTGTCTATTGATGAAGCTAGACTAAATGTGATGAAGGAAACTCCTGAAGCACAAGAAAAACCAGTCAAATTAGAAGACGCGGTATCTTTGCCTAGGGAAACACCATCAGAACTACCTAACCCTGATCCTAGAGCTGAAGATTGGGCTGCTAAAAACACTTGGTTTGGACAAGACAGACCAATGACTTTTACAGCTTTTGAAATCCACAAAGATCTAGTTGAAAAGGAAGGATACGATCCAAAATCAGACGAATATTATGCGGAAGTCGATAAAAGAATAAGACTTGAATTTCCTAATAAGTTTGATATAAAAGACAGTAATACGTCGGCAAGACCGACGCAAACTGTAGCCTCGGCTAGACGAGTTGTTAGGCCGGGCACAAAAACTGTGAAACTCACATCATCACAGGTAGCAATCGCTAAAAAATTAGGTGTGCCACTCGAAGAGTACGCAAAACAATTAAAAAACACGAAGGAGGTATAGCGTATGGAAAAAGAAAACAAAACTTCTCGTGCGAGCCAATCGAGGTCTAAGGCTGAAAGACCAAAGGTTTGGGTTCCACCGTCATCTTTAGATGCACCCCCTGCCCCTGATGGATTCAGGTACAGATGGATAAGAGCCGAGGTAGTTGGTTTCCAAGATACGAAAAACATAACTGGAAGATTAAGAGAAGGTTATGAATTAGTTCGTGCCGAAGAAGTCGAAAATGCAGGTGACTATCCAGTTCTCGAAGACGGGAAACACAAGGGAGTGATCGGAGTTGGAGGCCTTCTTCTTGCGAAGGTACCGGTTGAGATCGCGAAGCAGAGAACGGACTATATGGCAGCACGTCATAGAGACCGAAGTGAAGCCGTAGAAAACGATCTGATGAAGGAGCAAGATCAGAGGATGCCTATCAATGTTGACAGGCAGTCTCGTGTAACCTTCGGTGGTACAAAGAAATAATATTATTTCGTGGGTTAATCCCTATCATCGAATTCATATAAACCGTAAATGCTCTTAAAAAGCATTTACACTAAGGAGACAAAACTATGGCAAATAGAAACACACAAGGTTTTGGGCTTATTCCTGCAGGTACGCTTGGACAAACTCCAGCGACAGCCGGCTTAGGTAAGTACAAAATCGATGCGGGTTATACTACAACAATCTACAATGGTGGTGCTGTGGCTTCTAGTGCTGGTTATATTATCAATGGCCAAACAGCGGCCGCACCTATCTTAGGTGTGTTAAATGGAATATTCTATAACGCGGCGACAACTTTGAAGCCAACGTTTGCGAATTTCTATAAGCAACCGATAACACCAGCAAACTCAGAAGACGTAGACGCTTTTGTGTTTGATAACCCTCAACAACAATATGTAGTGGCAACAGATGACACTGCAGCTCAAGCCTTATATTTAGAAACGTTTGATATGAATACTTCTGCTGGTAGTGATACTACTGGGAAGTCTTCAGCAACTCTAAATATTGGCGTGACTGGAAACGACGACAAATCTTTCAGATTATTAAGATCTGCTGAAGATCCTGAAAACGATGAAAATGCGGCTTTCAGATCTGTAGTGGTTGTTCCAAACTTAATTGAGTTACAATCGTAATAGGAGAATAGGAGATAAATTATGGCAATATCACGATCACAACTAGTTAAAGAACTAGAGCCAGGATTGAACGCCCTGTTCGGCCTGGAATATAAAAGGTATGAAAATCAGCATGCTGAAATTTATACTAATGAAAACAGTGACAGAGCTTTTGAAGAAGAAGTAATGTTATCTGGTTTCGCAAACGCGCAAGTGAAAGCTGAAGGTGCTGGAGTGTCTTTTGACGAAGCACAAGAAACTTTCACAGCTAGATACACTCACGAGACAGTGGCTTTAGCATTTGCTATCACGGAAGAAGCTATCGAAGATAACCTCTACGATAGATTAGCTTCTAGATATACAAAAGCTTTAGCAAGATCTATGAGCAATGCGAAACAAGTAAAAGCGGTAGAACCTCTAATTCAAGGTCTTCCTACAACGGACAACTTTGATTCAGGTGATGGCGTTAGCTTGTTTAACACTCAACACCCTACAGTAGCAGGTGTTTTCAAAAACACTTTAACTACTCAGGCGGATCTTAACGAAACATCTTTAGAGCAATCGATGATTGACATCGCTGCTATGACAGATGAAAGAGGTCTTAGAGTTGCAGCAAGAGGAGTAAAAATGATTATTCCTTCTGAGCTTCAGTTTACAGCTGAGAGATTGATGAAATCTCAAGGTAGAACTGGAACAGCTGATAATGATATCAACGCAATCGTATCAATGGGTATGGTTCCTCAAGGTTATAGAGTGAACAACTACCTAACTGACTCTGATGCGTTCTACATCATTACAGACGTACCTAATGGTATGAAAATGTTCACAAGAGCTCCATTAACAACTGCAATGGAAGGTGACTTCGATACTGGAAACGTGAGATACAAAGCTAGAGAAAGATACTCATTTGGTGTATCTGACCCTAGAGGTATCTTCGGTGTAGAAGGTGCGTAATCACTAAAAGAACATTAAAAGGGGGCTGTTGAAAGCCCCCTTTTTTTATGATAAAGGGGAGAGAATCATGAAAACTTTTCGAGTACAAATCAGAGCATACGGCTATTATGCTGACTTTAATCTTGTGTCAGAAGATGAGGATAAAGCCTTTGAAAATGCACTAGTTGACAAACTAGGACAAAATGATATTGTATGGGAAAAAGATGGATTCACTAATGAATCCAAAATGTGGTTAACCTATGAGGAGGTTATAAATGACACACGTTCAGGAACTCTACACAAAGAAGAGAGGTCTAGAACTTGAGTGGTCGCAGCACTATAATCAGGAGAAAAAATATACTCTTGATATGGTAAGGATTGATGACAGAATTAGACAAGTCATCAGTCATATTAAGCAAGCTGAAGCAGTAGAAGCTCAGAAGCTTAATAAAATAGAAGATGCTGCCCCTACTACGTCGGTAGCTACGTAAATAAAAGCTACATCGTTGAAATACGTACATTCATCACAGGCTCTCTTGCACTCTTCAAAAATCTAATATATAACAAACTCACTATACAATTAAAAGATCATAGACGCGTATAGTCGACGGCCTAGAGACTATGATCGAAAACACTAGGAGGATATAATTATGGCAAGTACTACATTTAATGGACCGGTACGTTCGGAAAACGGTTTTAAAACAATCGTAAAAAGCGCAACAACTGGTGCCTTAACAAATGAAATGACTTTTTCTCAGTACACTGCAACTGTAACTGTTGCTAATGGTGCTACTACAGGAAAAGAATCATCTATCGGCATACCCTCTAACTTCATACCAATGGGTGTTATGATAGCTGTAACAACTGCATCAACAAACGCTGTTAACTTAGTTGACATCGGAACTGATGCTGACACAGATGGTTTCGTAGACGGAATCACTGCAGCTACAAACTCAACTGGTTTCAAAGGATTTTTCCCTTGTAACGGAGTTTTAGGAATGTCAGGCGGAACTACAACTGCAGCAACTGCAACAGCAGACGAAGTAGAAGTAGTTTTAAGTGGTGATCCAGGAGCAGCTGGTGCAACAATAGTAATGAAATTTATTGGTGTAGCTAGTTCTTCGGACGCTAGTTAATAAATAATCTCGGGGCGCCTGGTGATGCAGGCGTCCTTTAAAAGGAGGACAAAAAATGGCAGACACAGTATTAAACACAACTGTATTTGACGGAGCTAAAAAACTTATCACTCACTACAATGTAGTTTCTGATTCTACTGGAGGCACAACTAAAATAGTTGATGTTTCTGAATTAGCATCAAACAATGGTAAAACTTGCAAAACTGTAAGACTAAATAAAGTTAGTTTTAACGTTTCTGTAACAGCACCAGTAGATGCGATCAGAATGCAATGGGATGCAACAACAGATGTTGTATTTCAAACATTAAATGGTGAAATGGAATACGATTACTCATCTTTTGGTGGGTTAAAAAATACAGAAGCTAGTGGGTTCACTGGTGATGTAAATGTCGTTTTACCAGCTTGTGCAGATGGAGATACAGGTACAATCGTTTGTGAATGGATTAAAGTTTACGAATCGTAGGAGTTTGAATGGCTAATACAACTTCTGGATCAGCTACGTTTGATAGAACTTTTGCTATTGATGAAATAGTAGAGGAATCTTTTGAAAGAATTGGATTATCTAATGTAGCTGGTTACCAATTAAAATCAGCAAGAAGATCTCTAAATGTTTTGTTTCAAGAATGGGGAAACAGGGGTATTCACTATTGGGAAATAGCAGATACTAATATTGATTTAGTTGAAGGACAGTCAGATTACGATTTTTTTAGATCAAGTGATGATGGCACAAGTGCATCAACTACACCTACGAATGGTATTTATGGTATGTCAGATGTATTAGAAGCACAATTAAGATCTAACAGAACTCAAACAACACAAGCAGATTCACCGATGACAAAAGTAGATAGATCTACTTACGCAGGTTTTTCTAATAAATTATCAAAAGGAACTCCTAACCAATATTGGGTAGAAAGATTTATAGATAAAGTTAGAATACACATCTATCCAACACCAGACTCTACGAATGCGTCAAAAGATATGCATATTTACTACATCAACAGAATTCAAGATGTTGGTGATTATACAAACGCAACGGATGTTCCATTTAGATTTGTTCCTTGTATGGTTTCAGGTTTAGCATTCTATCTTGCACAAAAATATAAACCAGAATTAGTTCAAGCTATGAAATTATATTATGAAGATGAATTAGCTAGAGCGTTAGCAGAGGATGGGTCAGCTTCAAGTACATATATTACTCCTAAAGCTTATTACCCAGGTACATAATGGCAAAATACGCAACAGGTAAATATGCAAAAGCTATATCAGATAGATCTGGTTTAGAATTTCCATATCAAGAAATGGTTAGAGAATGGAACGGTTCTTTAGTACATGTTTCAGAATTTGAACCAAAGCAGCCACAATTAGAACCAAAACCAATGAATGGTGATGCAATATCTCTACGTAATGTTAGACCATCTAGAGAAGCGCCGGCAGTTGCTTATTCTATTCCAGAAGATGGTTTTAAAACATATCAAGCAGGTTCAGGAATTATAAATGTTACGGCACCAGGTCATGGTCTTACAAACGGAACAACATATAGATTTAGAGGTCAGCCAACGACTTCACCAGGAACAGGAACGCCTACAAATCCTGTTTTTGCATACGCTGATCCAGGAAGTTTTGATAGTATTACAGGTGCTAATATTGCAAAAGCAGCTGGCTATACAGTTACAACAGGAAAATATGTTAGTGATACAGGCGACGGGAACCCTGGAAGAGATACTTCTGATTATTCTGTTGCAAATTTTTTTCATTTTACAGTTGATACAGATACTGCTACAAAAGGAGGAGTATCAGGAGGAGGATTAGGATGTTCAGTTGGACCAGTTTCATTAAGCGCATAAAAAACTTATTTAGTAAAAAAACTAAAGTAGAAGTTAAAGCTGTTGTAAATCGTAAGCTAGATAAAATTCTTAGAAAACATAAAGGATCTAAATAATGGCAGGAATTACTTACGACACTTTGGTTACACAAATTAGAAACTACACAGAAGTAGATTCTAATGTTTTGTCTACAGATCAATTAGAAAATATAATTTTAAACGCTCAGTACAGAATCATGAGAGATGTTCCTATTGATGCAGATAGAAAACAACAAACAGGTAACTTAGTTACAGGACAAGAATCTATAAATGCTCCTGCTGGAGCATTATTTATTAGAGGCATACAAGTTTATGACTCTACAAGCGCATCGACAGGTGCAAATAATTGGTTAGAGAAAAAAGACGTAACTTATTTACAAGAATATCAACCATCAACAGAATCAGCAAAAAGAGCTAAACCAAAATATTATGCTATGTTTGGTAACGCTACGGGAAATACTGATACTACATCAGGTAGAATATTCTTGTCTCCAGCTCCTGATAATACATATGTATTTAGAGTGCATTATAATAAAATGCCCGATACTTTAGAATCTAGTAATCAAAGCAATTATATCAGTCTGAACTTCCCAAATGGCTTATTATACTGCTGTCTAGCAGAGACTTATGGCTTCTTAAAAGGCCCAGCAGATATGTTGACATTATACGAGCAAAAGTATACACAGGAAGTACAGAAGTTTGCAAATGAGCAAGTTGGTAGACGTAGAAGAGACGACTATACTGACGGCACAGTTAGATTACCAATTAACTCACCAAACCCTTAGGAGATAAATTATGGCAATTACATCGGCAGTATGCACAAGTTTTAAAGTAGAATTATTAAAAGGTGTTCACAATTTTACAGCAACAACTGGTAACACTTTTAAAATTGCTTTGTATGACAGTGACGCAACTTTGGGGGCTAGCACAACAGCTTACACAACTTCAGAGGAGATCACTAACACATCTGGGACTGCTTACACAGCAGGAGGCGCAACTTTAACAAGCGTAACTCCAGTTGCATCAGGCACAACAGCAGTTTGTGATTTTGATGACGTTAGTTATACATCAGCTTCATTTACAGCGAACGGTGCATTAATTTATAATGATACAAATGCTACTGATGCATCAGTTTGTGCAATCGCTTTTGGTTCCGACAAGACAGCAACAAACGGAACTTTCACAATTCAATTCCCAACAGCTGACGCAACAAACGCGATCATAAGACTAGCATAGGAGGACCACCATGTCGGTTTCTTCAGGATGGGGTCGATTCACCTGGGGCCAAGCTTATTGGAACCGTGATGCATTACTTGCAACCGGTTGGGGTGCAAAAGCATGGAATGATGGTGAGTGGGGAAATCTTGCAGACGAGACAGTTTCATTAACAGGTGTATCTTTTTCATCTAACGTAGGTTCCGTTGGTATTTTAGCAGGAGCTTTAGTTGTACCAACAGGAGTTTCATCTACAGCATCAACAGGATCTATTTCACCTGTAATTCCGAAAACAGTAGAAATAGGAAGTGTATCTTTTCAATCTTCAGTTAATTCAATTACAAATGTAATTGATGTTTCATTTTCTTTAACAGGAGTTTCTGCAACAGGCGCAACAGGAGTGTTAGATCCTGCAGATCAATTTATGGGTCTTACAGGACAAGAAGTTTCTGTTGATCAAGGAACAGCGGTTTCACCAAATGAAGATGTATCTGTAACTGGACAAGCAATAACTTCAGCACAAGGAACAGCCCAAGGTGTAACTTCACATGAAGCTAATTTAACAGGACAAGCGATTACAAGTAATATTGGTTCTGTAACAGTTCCGAATGATGCAGCTATTTTAACAGGTCTTGAAATAGAATCTAATTTAGGAGTTCTTGTAGGTTTAGGTTCTGCGGTAGAAACTTTAACAGGACAAGCTATAACAACAGCAACAGGCACTTTAGCTCCTGCAGATGTTATGGGATTAACGGGTGTTTCTGCTACATCTTCAGTAGGAAGTATAGATCCAGAGGATCAGGTTGTAGGATTAACTGGAGTAGAAGCTACAGCTAGCGTTGGAGCACCATTTATTATTGCATATGAGAATATTGACACCGGTAGTAATACGTCTTATAGTAATGTTTCAACGGGATCGAATACATCGTATTCAGATGTTGCAACTGGGTCAAATACCAGCTATAACGACGTAACAGGAGAAGCAGCTTAATATGGCATCAAGTTATACACCCTTGGGTATCGAGCTTCAGGCAACTGGTGAAAATGCCGGTACATGGGGAACAAAAACAAATACAAATTTACAGATCGTAGAACAGGTATCTGGTGGTTATACTACACAAGCTGTTTCAGATTCTGGTGATACAACTTTATCTGTATCTGACGGATCTACAGGTGCAACTCTTGCACACAGAATTATTGAATTTACAGGTGCATTAACAGCAGGAAGAAACGTAACTATTCCTCTTGATGTACAAAACTTTTACATTCTTAAAAACTCAACTTCAGGATCTCAAACTGTAACGTTTAAATATGTTTCAGGTTCCGGTGACTCTGTTGCTATTGCAAATGGTAAAACATCTTTAGTTTATGCAAAAGCAGATGATGGTACAAATCCAAATATTGCTTCTGTTGCATTAGCAAGTGATCTTGTTGATGATACTTCACCACAATTAGGTGGTAATTTAGATACTAATTCTTTCATGATAGACTTTGATACCTCTCACGGTATTAGAGATGAAAACGCAAACGAACAATTATTTTTTAGCACAACATCTTCAGCTGTAAATTACATAAACATTACAAACGCTGCTACAGGTGGCGATCCAAAAGTAGCTGCAGCAGGTGATGATTCAAATGTTGATTTAGCTTTAGCACCAAAAGGATCTGGTGAAGTAGTAGTTGGTACAGGATCAGCTGCATCAACAATCACATCAAGCGGTGCATATGATTTAATTTTAGATACGAACTCTGGAACAAACTCTGGTAATATTACAATTACAGATGGTGCAAACGGAGCAATCACTGCAACACCAAACGGAACAGGTGAAGTTGTTATCGGTGGTAATACAAACCCTGGAACATTAGTTTTAAATTGTGAAGCCAACTCCCACGGTATTAAATTACAATCACCAGCACACTCAGCAAACCAATCATACACATTAAAATTTCCTACAGGTAACGTAACAGCAGATAGATTTTTAAAAGTAGAATCAATTACAGGTTCGGGTACAACGGCTGTTGGTCAATTATCCTTTGGCGAAGTATCTGGCGGAACATCTTGGCAAGCTGTAAAAACTTCTGGCTTTACTGCGGTAGCAGGTGAAGGATATTTTTGTGACACATCATCAGCAGCTTTCACAGCAACATTACCTGGATCAGCAACGATTGGTGATGAAATAAGTTTTATAGATTATGCAGGTACGTTTGATACAAACAATTTAACTATTGGGAGAAACTCACACAACATACAGGGTTCTGCAGCAGATTTAACAGTGTCAACCGAGAGAGCAGGTTTTACATTGGTTTACGTAGACTCGACTCAAGGTTGGCTATTAAAGGATAAATAATAGCAATGGCTAACTATAAAGAAATACAGGGTTTTCCGATACAAAACCTTTCATCAGATCCAGTTCCTTTTGCACAGGAAAAACAAAATAATCCTTATGCAGGAGTTTGGTCTAGTGGTGGATCTACAAACACTGCTAGAGAATACGCAGGAAGAGCTGGTTCTTTAACAGCAGGATTAACTTTTGGTGGAGCTGGAACACCCACTGCTTTAGATATAACAGAAACTTATAATGGAACATCTTGGACGGAAGTAGCAGAATTAAATACAGCAAGAGGATATTTATTATTAGGGGCTGGCACTCAAACATCCACTTTGTGCTCAGGTGGAGATACAAATCCACCAGCTAGTCCTATATCAGTTAGCGCAATTAACGAATCATGGAATGGTTCTGCATGGACAGAAGTTGGAGACTTAAACACAGCTAGAACTTTAACAGGTCAATTTGGAGCTGATAACACATCCTCTGTTGTTGCTAGTGGATATAATAATACAGCTAATGTAAGTAATAACGAATCTTGGAATGGTTCAGCATGGACTGAGATAGCAGAAGTTAACACAGCAAGAAGATCTTTAGCGGCCATGGGTATAGCCACTGCGGGACTATTAGCAGGAGGAAACCCATATCCTACAGGCAATGTAGAATCTTGGAATGGTTCAGCATGGACTGAAACAACAGATATTAACACAGCTAGAACTAATTTATCAGGCTCTGGAACACAAACCTCAGCTTTAATTTATGGTGGTAAATTAGATACACCGCTTCAAGCTGTGACAGAGTCTTGGGATGGTTCTGCTTGGACTGAAGTTGCTGATTTAGCAACCGCTAGAAGTGGTCTTTCAGGATCACCTGCTGGAACATCTACTGCTGCTTTAGCTTATTTAGGACAAATTCCTGCAGCTACAACAGCAACAGAAGAATGGACTTTTTCAGGCATAGCACCAGACGCACCCGCAGCTGGATACTCAGACGCAATTGTTGGACAAATGTATTACAATTCAACAACAGGACAATTTAAAGGTGTAAACGATGGTGGAGTGCCAATTGGAACATGGGCATCGGGAGGAACTTTACCAAGAGAAACATATAACTCTGCAGCAACAGGAACAGTTTCTGCTACATTGCTTTGGAGTGGTTATGATGATTCAAATTATTTTAATGACTCTTTAGAATTTGATGGAACTTCTTGGGGAAGCCCAGTAAACATGAACGTACCTGCAACAGGTGGTAGATTTGGTGTAGGAACACAAACAGCGAGTATTGCAATTTCTGGATATAATCCTAATCCAGTTCCAGGCATTGGAATGCCACAAGTAGAATCGTATAATGGATCTGCTTGGAGTGAAATAGCTGATGTAAATACAGGAATTTCAGGACATGGAGTAGCAGGATCACCGTCTAACGCAATTAAATATGGTGGGACAACATCAATGATTAGTCCAAGTTCCCCATCAAAAACTTATGAAGCAAAAACGGAACAGTACGATGGAAGTTCTTGGACAGAGGTAGCTGATTTAAACACAGCAAGAGAGGGTATAGCTTTTGCCAATCAAATGCCATACACTGCAGGCGTGGCTGTTGGAGGAGCCAACGCCCCTGGAGCTGTTTTAGCTATTCATGAACAATGGAATGGTACTGCTTGGACAGAATCAACAGATTTAAATGAAGGAAGAAACAATGCAGGCGGTTCATCTGATGGCACTCAGACTAGTATAATTATATATGGTGGTGGTGATCCATCAGGTTATTTAGCAAGTAATGAATTTTGGAATGGCACAACTTGGACTGAAGTAAATGATTTATCAGCTGGTCGATATGGAATAGGAGCAACCGGCGCAAGTTCAACTAATGCTATGGCAATAGGTAATTATCCAAGTCAATCTAACGCAAATACATGGGAACATTTTGTGGCAGCAGATTTAGAAATTAACACTTTAACTACAAGCTAATATGATTTATAAACAAGCAAAAGGAGGAAGCAACTATGGCATATAAATATTGTACAGCGACTAACTGGGGCAAAAACTTTTTCACTCACGAAGAGAGAAAACAGTTTTACTTAGCTGGTCATCCAGGCAATGTTTGGGTTGTAGGTGATAACATCCACGGTGATCAATGGATCAGCAAAGTATCTGGTGCTATTAAGACAAAAGAAGAAGCACAAGCTATTGTTACTGGTGAAATCGAAGCAGCACAAGCTGCATACGATGCATTATCATCTGAGGAACAAGCACTACAAACTAGACCAGTTACATATAACCTACCGTAGTTCTATACCTCATGACAGATTTTAAAGGTATAAGAGGTTGGAAAGTTCAGACTCTGAGCACAGATCCTGTTGCGTCTCAATTTAGTGGAGGTGCGTGGTCTTCTGCACCAAATATGAACACAGCAAGAGCTGTGGGAGCTAGTGGTGGACCATCCACTTCATCTATAGTTATGGGTGGAGGTGATCCTTCTAGTGATTACACAGCTACTTCTGAAACATTTAATGGAACAGCTTGGACTTCTGCACCTAATTTAAATGAAGGTAGAACAGAGCCTTCCGGTTTTGCAACTTCTAGTGAAGCTGCACTTATGTCTGGAGGATATACCACAGCCTCACCAGCTGGTGTTAGATCGACAACTGAAACTTTTGACGGAACTTCTTGGACAGAAGTAAGCGATATGATTGTTGGTAGAACTTCTAATTCAGGAACAAGCTGGGGCACGTTAACGGCTGGATCTGCAGTCGCGGGAGTGGGTAATACTTCTCCAGGTGTTAACAACGTAACACAAGAATATTGGAATGGAAGTTCTTGGTCAGAGCAAGGTGATTTAAATTTAGGCAGAAGAGATGCAGGTGGAGCTGGAATACAAACTGCTGGTTTAGTTGGGGCAGGTATGTCAGGCTCTCCTTATCCTGGAACAATAACTAACAATACAGAATCTTGGGACGGATCATCGTGGACTGAAGTTGCTGAAATGAATGATTCACTAAGAGGTTTTGGTGGAAGTTTTGGAACTTATACAGAAGCAATATTTGCAGGTGGACAACCTCCTGAGACTACAAATACAGAATATTACAACGGAACATCATGGACAGAAATTTCTAATATGTCTACAGCAAGATCAGGTGGTATGGGTTTTGGTACTGCCACAGATGGTTATGCTTATGGAGACAATGGTAAGTCTACTGCTGGAGAAAGATTTGAAGCACCCGCAGCATGGAAGCCATTTAATCTAGGACAAGTTTATTTTAATTCTACAGCAAACGCTTTTAAAGTTACCGAGCAATCAGTACCAGCAGGTACTTGGTCTGCAGGTGGAAGTTTAAATACAGCAAGACAATCTGTATTTGCTTATGGACCAACAGGATCGGCAGGTGGAGCAGTTGGTGGATCACCAACTCCTACCAATGCAACTCACGAACAATACAATGGTTCAGCATGGACTGAAGTAGGAGATTTAAATACTGGAAGATACGCAGAATCAAGAACAGGATCAGGAACACAAACTGCAGCTTTGATTTGTAGTGGTGGTGATGTATCAGCCCTAACAGAAACTTATGATGGCTCCTCTTGGACAGAAGTAGCAGATTTAAATACAACAAGAAGAGCGTCTGCTGGTTTAGGCACTCAGACAGCTACTTTTAATGTTGGCGGAAGAAACCCTCCAGTTGGAGATTATGCTCTTACCGAACAATGGAATGGTTCTTCTTGGACTGAAACAACTGATATTAATACAGCTAGATATGGTTTAGGAGGAATTGGGACTACAACCGATGCAATAGTTGTTTCAGGATATGTAACTGGCCCTGGATACGTTACAATATGCGAAAAATGGGATGGAACTTCGTGGACAGAAGTGGGAGATTTAAGCACTGTTCATTATAATAGTGGTGCTGGTTCAGCGGGTAGTAATACAGATGCATTAGTTTATGGGGGTTCTACTGGTCCATCTAGAACAGCCAATACAGAACTATTTAATGGTACGTCTTGGACTGAATTAAACGATTTATCTACTGCAGTTGCGTATAATGGAGGAAACGGAACAAGTTTAGATGCAATTAGTTTTGGTGGAAATAATGGAAGCACACAAGTAACTACAACAGAAGAATGGTCTGTTCCTGAAGTAAACAAAACAATTACGGTAAGTTAATATGGCAAAGTTAAAAGATATAAAAGGTTCGGCAATACAATACTTGGCAGAGGATCCAGTAGAATACGTTGGGTCTTGGTCGAGTGGTGGGACTTTAAATACCACAAGAACAGAATTAGCAGGCACTGTTGGAACTCAAACTGCTGCCATGGCAACAGGAAGATCTAGTCCTACACCAACTGCTGTAAACGAACAATACAATGGAACTTCATGGACTGAAGTTGGAGACTTAAACACAGGTCGAGGAAGAGCCGCAGCTGCAGCTACCTCATATACAGCATCAATAGTTTTTGGCGGTGTAAATAATCCTGGTGATGCTACACAAACAATTACTGAGTCTTGGGATGGTTCCTCTTGGACGGAAGTTAATGATTTACCTGCAGCGACATCGGATATGGCAGGTCTTGGAACACAGACATCAGCTTTTTGTGTTGGTGGTAATAGGACTAATGAAAGTAATTTAGTTTACGAATGGGACGGAACAAACTGGACATCAGGAACAGCTTTAAACACAGCTAGAAGCGGTTTAGCCGCTTGTGGAACAACACCAGCAGGATTAGTTTTTGGAGGTAGACAAATTCCAACATCTAATAATGCAGAAACGGAACTTTGGAACGGTTCTGCTTGGACTGAAGTATCAGACTTAAATACAGCTAGACATAACTTAGGTGGATTTGGAACATCAACAAGTGCTATAGGTGTAGGTGGAACAGGACCTACGACTAACTGTGAGTCTTGGAATGGTTCAGTGTGGACTGAAGTAAATAATGTAGCTACTGCAGACACTTACTATTCAGCGGTGGCTGGAGCTGATAATACTTCTGGTCTTGCAGTGAGAGCCACTACTACAGAAGAGTGGTCTTTCCCACCATCAACATCAACAATTTTACAAGAAGGCCAACTCTGGTTTAATTCTGCTTCAAGCGCTTTAAAAGGTTATGGAAAAGCAGCTGGGATACCAGCAGCGACTTGGGCAAGTGGTGGTAATTTAAATACAGCAAGGCAAGACGTAGGTGACGCTGGTGTTGGTCCACAAACGGCTGCGATGACCACTGGAGGAAAAAATCCTAGTGTCTTAGCCGTTAACGAACAATACGATGGATCCTCTTGGACAGAAGTTGCAGATTTAAATACTGCAAGAGGAGATATAGGTATGTCAGGAATTTCCACAACTGCGATTGGTTTTGGAGGTCAACTGCCTGCTGCTACAGGTAAGGTTGAACAATGGGACGGTAGCTCTTGGACAGAAACAACAGATTTAAACACAACTAGACAGAGATGTGGTTCAGCAGGAGTAACAAGTGGTAATGATGCGTTAGCTTTTGGTGGTGGCCCTCCATATAAAACTGAAACAGAATTATGGAATGGAACGAGTTGGACTGAACTTGCTGATATAAATAGTGCAAGAACAGGAGTTGGTGATGGATCAACAACAGCTGCTTTATTGGTTGGTGGTGAAATTCCAGCCTCTCCATATTCAACTGTTAACGTTGAGCAGTGGGATGGATCTTCGTGGACTGAAATTGCAAATTTAAATACCTCAACTGCAATGAGTGGTGTAGCAGGCAACGTATCTTCTATGTTATCTTTTGGTGGATTTACACCTTCAATATCTGCTAAAACAGAACATTGGAATGGGTCTAGTTGGACTGAAGTTGGTGATTTATCTGATTCAAGAGCAGAGTTATCAGGTTCTGGAACAGGTGTCTCGGCAATAGCTGCAGCTGGAGATGCACCCGGTAACAGTAATGCAACTGAAGAATGGACAGCGCCTGCAGCAGTAGCTACAGTAACAACTTCGTAGTTGACCTTTTTATAGAAAGGTATATATACAGAGTATAAAAGATATAAAGGAGACATATGTCAAAAGAAAAAAGAAACATAGCTACTAAGCTAGAAACAGAATCTAAATACTTAACAAATATTTTAGATAAAGAAGACGTTAAAGAGTTTAAGAAATTAATACCTGAGCTACAAGATACGTGGCATAAAAAGCAAATGTTTAGA